AAGACAGGCAGACACTTCGACATCGCCTCAATCCTCAAGGAGATGCAGTCATGACTGACATTCTAATCGCATTTGCATTTGGTCAGATTTTCGGTGATGTGATACTGATCGCTGTTGCTTGTTTCATAACATGGAGGTGGTGGAAAGAATGATTCAATCGTTACTTAGTTTGTGGATTTTATATTATATTGATGCGCCGACCATAATGATCGTGGCGGGGTGGCTTTGGGCAATTGGTCAAACGGCTATTTGTCTCGCTGATATATTGGATTGAGGAGGAGATGCAGTCATGATTGGTATACAGGAAGCATTGGAAATTTTTGAAGAACTGCCCGAAAGACTGCGTACTTATGAGGCAGAGTATCTTTGGGAGGATAAGCGTTTAGGTGAGGCTATCAAAGTTGCAATCGCAATATTGGAGAAGCGCCTAATGGAAGGGGATGAAGAATGAGCGAAAGTAAAATTGACAAAGCAATATCGGGCGCGGCATATATCCTTGATTGTCTTGCCACACTAAAGAGCATACAGGAGTGCGGGTGCTGCAACGACTGCGCAAAACGGAAGTATTGTCAATACGTTCCTGCTTTGGGACAGACGGTAAGATACAACTGTATTTTTTATGAGGGGAAAAAACAAGATGAACTTTTTTAATGGCGAGAACAAAGCCGTTGCGATTGGGGAGGAAATAGTATTTGAAAACAGGACAGAATCTCCATTTACCGTGATGCAAGGAATAGCTTTCAACGAGGACGGTGAGTATTCCGTATCAGTTAAAAACAAACGGATCATTGTAACGAAGAGGTATAAAGCGTTTGACTGGATAATTAAAGGCGGGGAGTATCAATGCCCGAAGTGTGGAGCCTGTTTTTTCGGAGAGATAATGGACTTGTGCGATGCGAGTGAACCAAATTACTGTCCAAATTGCGGCACAAGAAATGCGTGAGGAGGAGACTGAATGACAGAAGAAGAGGCAAAGAGAATAATCAGAGACGATCCGCACGGTGATGTGATCAAAAGATTAGAAGCCATTGACGTGGCAGAAAGCGTCCTTGGCGATGATTGCACGATGAAAGAAATATGGCGATGGGCAGAAGGAGGTAACAATGGCAAAGAAAAAGCATAAACAGAAAATCAGAATTTATTTTAGGGACGGCAAATCAGACATCATACCGCAGAAGTTTTGGGATGATTATGAGATAAACGATGGATTGCTCGTGATCAAAAAGAATGAGGCGTGGATTGCTTTTTATCAGGTCGATTTGATCGCCTGCATGGTAGTTGGATAGTGGGTGACAAAGATGTGGAAACACTGATATAAATTATATTCGGCCCGCCCATACCTCGGTGTTTCTTTGGATAATTGAATATTGACAGAATCTCAGCTAAAATACCTTAACCATTCTGGTTGAGGTATTTTTTTGATTCAGAAAGGAGAGGCATGGAGTTAAAGATAGAATATCTGCCAATCGAAGAACTAAAGCCTTATGCGAACAATGCGAAGGAGCATCCCGATGAACAGATAGAACAGATTAAGAAATCAATCGAACAATTCGGATTCTCTGACCCTATAGGCATTTGGAAGGATGAAATAGTCGAAGGCCACGGGCGTTTGATCGCTGCGCTTGAGCTTGGAATGGACACAGTCCCGGTGATAAGGCTTGATCATCTCACGGATGAACAGAGAAGAGCCTATGCGCTTGTCCACAACAAGCTGACCATGAACTCTGATTTCAACCTCGACCTTCTGCGGATAGAACTGGATGACATCGATATTGACATGACAGACTTCGGTTTCGATTTGGACGAGGAAGACGATGAACCGATAGAAGTGCAAGAGGATGAGGTTCCAGAGAAAGCTGAATCACGGTGTAAACTTGGTGATTTGTGGCAACTTGGGCGGCACAGACTGATATGCGGCGATAGCACGGATGTTGCGGTTATTGATAGGCTTATGGATGGGGTAAAGGCTGATTGTGTGTTCACCGATCCGCCATATGGAATGAAGAAAGAGAGCGAGGGTGTTCTGAATGACAATCTCAACTATGATGATTTGCTTGACTTCAACCGCCAATGGATACCGCTTACATTTGGAGCGTTGAAAGATAACGGCTCTTGGTATTGTTGGGGAATTGATGAACCGCTGATGGATATTTACAGCAATATCTTGAAGCCGATGCAGAAAGAAAACAAGATAACATTCCGAAACCTTATTACATGGGATAAAGGAAACGGACAAGGGCAGTTATCGGAAGATTTTAGAATGTATCCTGTCGCAGACGAAAAATGTCTATTTGTGATGATGGGAGTGCAAGGCTTCAACAATAACGCAGATAATTATTACGAAGCGTGGGAGCCAATAAGAAAATACCTTGCAGACCAAAAGAAAATAATGGGTTGGAATGATGACGATGTGATACGAATAACAGGAGTGACAACAGTTGCAAGACATTGCTTTTGCAAAAGCCAATGGGAGTTTCCGACAGAGGAACACTATCACGAAATGCGAGAGGCTTGTCGAATAGACGGAGAATACAAAGCATTCAAGCGAGAATACGAAGAAATCAAGCGAGAATACGAAGAAATCAAGCGAGAATGGTATTCCACTCGTGCCTATTTTGATAATACTCATGATAACCAAAACAATGTGTGGCACTTTGGTAGAGCGGGAAAAGACGAACGAGAACATACAGGCGGTCACGCAACACCAAAGCCGATAGCATTATGCAGTAGAGCAATAAAGAGCAGTAGCAGAGAGGGCGAGATTGTCCTTGATGTATTCGGCGGTAGTGGTAGCACACTAATCGCCTGTGAACAGTTAAACCGCAGGTGCTACATGTGCGAACTTGACGAGCACTATTGTGATGTGATTATTCAGAGATGGGAAAATTTCACTGGGAAAAAGGCGTTGAGAATAGAACAATGAGGTATAACATGGCAAGACCAAGAAAAGAAATAGACAAGAAGAACTTCGAGGGCTTATGCGCAATTCAATGCACGCAGGAGGAAATCTGTCAATTTTTTGATGTGACCGATAAAACCCTAACCGCATGGTGCAAGAGGACTTATGGCAAAGGTTTCTCCGAGGTATTCGCAGTAAAAAGGGGAATTGGCAGAATATCCCTAAGACGGGCGGGGTTTGAGATGGCAAAGAAAAACCCCGCAGTGCATATATTCTACGCCAAGAACTTCTTGGGAATGACAGATAATGTGCAGTACACAGTGACTGAGGTTGAAGACCTCACTCCCGTGGCGGATATGATTAACGATGATCAAGACGAATAAGATTCCATGGAAACCACTATCTGCGAAGCATAAGAAATACATCCGCAACGCCATGCACTGCAAAATGTCCGTTGCAGAGGGTGCTATCCGTTCGGGGAAGACCATTGACCACTGCATCATAGCGGCGGCACTACTGGAAAAGAGCAGGGACAAGATACACCTTGCAAGCGGCTCAACCATAGCGAACGCCAAAATGAATATTGGCGATTGTAATGGATTCGGTCTTGAGCATCTTTTCAGAGGTCGGTGCAGGTGGGGCAAGTACAAGGACAATGAAGCGTTGTTCATTAAGACCCAAACAGGGGAAAAGGTGCTCGTCTTTGCGGGCGGCGGGAAGGCTGATTCATACAAAAAGATTCTGGGTAACTCATATGGGCTGTGGATAGCAACCGAGATAAACGAGCATTATGATTCGGATGATTCCCGAACGTCTTTCATAAAAGTGGCAATGGGCAGGCAGGCGGCGGCACTTGACCCTCATATCTTATGGGACATGAACCCATGCCAACCGTCTCACCCGATCTATACTCGGTATATTGATGTGTTCCCGTCAAGGTATGTCGGCGGATACAACTATCAGCACTTCACGATCGCTGACAACCTATCTATCACTGAGCAGAGGCGCAAGGAGATCGAGAGCACCTATGATGTCGGGTCAGTGTGGTATCGCCGGGACATCCTGGGCGAAAGATGCCTCGCTGAGGGCCTTATATATCCGATGTACGAGGAAGCTATAGCAGAGCCGCCGACAGACATCACAGAGTCCGGGCTGGTCGTGTCATTGGACTATGGCACGCAGAACGCTTTCGCGGCTCTCCTGTGGAGGAAGTACGGAAACACATGGTACTGCACATCCGAGTATTACTATTCAGGGAGAGACGAAGGCGAACAGAAGACAGACGGCCAGTATGCTGATGATATAGACAAGTGGCTGGACGGGCAAAATGTATTCGGCACTGTGAGGCTCATTATTGACCCTTCTGCCGCGTCTTTTATCACTCTGATGAAGAAACACACGCATGAAATTAAAAGAGGCGATGCGGCTGTTATACGTAAGTATAAGGTAAAGGGCGCGGACAATGATGTGGCTGACGGCATTAGAGAAACTGCTACTGCATTAAAGAATGGGCTCATCAAGGTATCTGCAGGGTGCAAGTCATGGAAGAAAGAAATTGAGGGCTACATCTGGGATGAATCAGCTGCAGAAGACAGGCCGCTCAAAGTTAACGACCATGCTATGGACGCTATGAGATACTTTGTGAAGACGATGAAGGTAACCAAACCAAAAACGGAATACCAGTCGGTGTTCCCGGTAAGACTGTAGAGCCCGCGAGGCTGGGAGGTAGATATGATAACATATCAGGATATGCTCTCTGCTATAGGCGAGGGCGATACAAGGCAGGAAAAGGATCTGATGGATTTCTGCAAAAAGGTCATCCGTCAGCATCAGGCTTCTGATCTGTACAAGACCGCAGAGATCGCGGACGAATATGACCGTCAGCAGAACAGGACCATTACACGTTTTCAGAAGATCCTATACACGATGAGCGGCGAGGCTGTACCGGACCTGTTCGGCGCGTGCTACAGAATACCGTCGAGGTTCTTCAACCGATTCGTAACACAGGAATGCCAGTATCTCCTTGGGAATGGAGTGACATGGGACGGAGAAGAGAACCCGCTGGGGGATGATTTCGACTATCAATTACAGAAGGCCGGGAAGAAGGCTCTGTGCGGCGCTATGGCATTCGGATTCTATAACCTTGACCATGTGGAGGTGTTTTCCATCCTTGAATTCGCGCCAATCTATGATGAGGAAAACGGTGCGCTCAGAGCCGGGGTGAGATTCTGGCAGGTGGACCAGACGAAACCGATGAGGGCCACACTGTATGAAGAGGACGGATACACAGAGATTATATGGAGGCGGAAGACCAGGGGAGAGATCCTGCAGCCGAAGAGGAAGTATAAGCTGATCATAAGGGAATCCGAAGCAGACGGCATGGAGATCTATGACGGGGAGAACTATCCCGCATTCCCGATTGTCCCGCTGTGGGCCAATGAGCATCACCAGTCCGAGATCGTGGGGATCAGAGAGGGAATCGATGCATATGATCTTATAAAATCGGGAGCAGCTTCAGATATTGACGAAGCCGCCCAGATCTATTGGATCATACAGAATGCATCCGGGATGGATGACGTAGATCTCCGTAAATTCATCGAGAGGCTGAAGGTTGTCAAGGCCGCTACGGTGGACGAGGATGGAGCAGTGGCAGAGCCGCACACGATAGATATTCCCTTTGAAGCGCGTGAGGCTATCCTGACGAGGATTGAGAAGGATCTGTACAAGGATTTCATGGCTTTGGACACAGAGAATATCGCGTCCGGAGCGGTGACCACGGCCACGCAGATTCGCGCAGCATATGAGCCGCTGAATAACAAAGTTGATGAATTCGAACACTGCGTAGACCAGTTTATAGATGGTCTCCTGAAGATTGCCGGGAAAGATGTCAAGTATACGCTGGAGAGGTCAAGGAATATCAATGTGCAGGAAACAGTGCAGACGATCATGCAGGCCGCTGAGCATCTGAGCAGTGATTATGTGACTAGAAAGGTGCTCACTGCATTCGGGGATGGGGACATGGCTAATGACATGATCAAGGAGCTGGATGCGGAAGACATGCAGAAGATCAACCTGCCTCCGAGAGAAGGTGACGAATGGACAGAGGGCACGAACTCACAGACGAACGAATAAAAGAGATCGAGGAAAGACTGCACGATGAATATATGCAGGCCGCAAGTGATGTATCAGAAGAGCTGAGAAAGTACATGAAGGCTTTTGAGCTTAAAGATCAGAAGTGGCAGGAATGGGTCAAGAACGGCAAGCACACTCAGAAGGAATATCTTGCATGGAGAAAGCAACAGCTCATGGGGGACGCCCGGTGGAACGCGCTAAAGGAAAGGCTCGCTGACAGAATGTTTGATTCAAACATGGCCGCGCAGGAGATCATCGCATCGTATATGCCGGATATCATGGCCCTCAACCATAACTGGGCACTTTATGATCTGGAGATGGGGGCAGGCATTGATACGGCACTGAGCATCTATAATCGGGAGAGCGTGGGGAGAATCATTATTGATGATCCTGACCTCATGCCGGGACCGGGGAAGAAGGTCATGGCAGAGATCAGTGAAGGAAAGGCCAAGCGGTGGGAAAGGCAGAGAGTCCAGTCACTCATGATCAATGAGATCATGACAGGCAAATCAATCCCCAAAATGGCGTCTAAAATGGCCGAGGAGCTTGCGAACGGAGACCTTAAGGCATCCGTAAGGAATTGCCGCACAATGGCCACAAATGCCCAAAATGGGGGCAGATATGGGGCATATAGGCGAGTGTCCAGAAATGGATATGACCTTACCATTGAATGGGCGGCAACATTGGACATGCGGACGCGCCATGAGCACAGGATGATGCACGGACAACGGCGGGAACTGGATGAACCGTTTGAAGTGACTGTGGGGAATGAGACAGTCAAGATCCTCTATCCGGCGCAGACTAGGTACGGGCAGTCTGACATCCCACAGCAGATGATCTGGAACTGCCGCTGTTCGCTACTTGCATGGATCAAGGGATTCGAGCATGACACGCTCAAGAAATCGCAGAGAATGGAGGGCATGTCGTTTGAGGAATGGCAGAAGGCCAAACCAGTAAGCAAGCCTATTCTCAGCCAGAAGAAGACCGGGGGCGCGATAAAGGCGCAGTACATAAGGGAGTACAAGAAAGGATGAGCTTTACATTTCGAATTGAGGATGACAATACGGATAAGATCATCGAGAAGACCCACGAGGCTATTCTGGAGGGATTGGACGCGGCTGGGGTGCAGGCCGTATCCATTGCAACCGTCGAGATCCAGAAGGACCCGCACAGAGTAGACACAGGCCTTTTGAAAAATAGTATTGCCCATGCGGTAGTCGGAAGGTCGGCCATTCCATCAACGTACAGTGCTGACGGACCGGACAGGGACGGAGTTGTGCGCGAGGGAAGTTACAGCGGCACTGCTCCGGACGAGGGAAAAGACAAGCCGTATGTGATGATCGGTACGAATGTCGAGTATGCGCTTTACGTACACGAAGGCACAAGCAGGATGAAAGCAAATCGTTTTCTTAAAAAGGCAGTGGAAGAGAATAAGTCTGAGCTGCTTGAAATCGTAGCAAAGGGATTGCGAAAGATATAAATCTCAGCTAAAATACATAAAATTCGGAGGTGGATATGGCAAAGCTACCCACAGATATTCCGCACCGATGCCAGTGCGGAAAGGTACTTGCGTTTTGGCGTGACGGCAAGCTGTACATCAAGTGCAAGCAGTGCAAGCGGGAAACACAGGTGCCTATAGAACCTAGAACCCAAGAGGCTGGAGGTCATTGAGCAGGAATGCTTGGTGACCTCTTTTTTTGTCTCAGCGTAGCACTCGCGTAAAACTGCGGAAGGAGATATTAACATGGCAAACTTTGATGAGATCGTACAGAAACACGTAGGCGAGGACGGAAGCATCCCGGCCAAGGCTATCGGCACACTGATATCCGCTATCAAGACGGCCGTCGGCAATGAGTTCGTAGACAAGGAGAGATATAAGGCCAAGCTTTCCGAGATCGAAGAACTCAAAGAGGGCAAGCAGACCGCAGAAGACAGTGTAGCAACCGCCGAGAGGTGGAAGACAAAGTACGAAGGAATCAAACAGGAATTTTCAGACTACAAAAAGGCTGAGCAGGCCAAGGCAACCAGGGCACAGAAGACCGATGCATACAGATCGCTCCTGAAGGAGATCGGAGTCAACGATAAGCGCATTGATGCGATCATTAAGGTCACGGATCTTGACGGCATGGAGATGGATGCTGACGGAAAGCTGAAGGATGCCGCGGATCTAAAGAAGTCTGCAAAGGCTGAATGGTCTGATTTCATTGTAACTACACACACACAGGGTGCGCAGACGGCAACACCGCCCGGCGGCAAAGTAGAGCCGAAGAGCAGGGAAGAGATCGTGAAGATCAAGGACCCGGCAGAGAGACAGGCGGCATGGGCCGAGTATCTGAGCGCACAGAAAGGATAAGTAATGGCAGCAACGAATGTTGAAACATTAACCAATCCGAGAGATTCTCTCCCCAATGTATATACAAATGTAACCCCCAGAGAAATGGACTTCGTAACTCAGTTCGCGCAGAACTGGGATGCCCTGAGAACGATCCTGGGCATTATGCGTCCGATCAAGAAGACTCCCGGCACACAGCTTGCATCCTATACTGCTTCCGTAGCGCTTGAGGATGGCAATGTCGGACCCGGCAAAGTAATTCCTTATTCCAAGGCCACTATTACCAAGGTCGCTCAGGCCGATCTTGAGATCGAGAAGTATGCAAAGGCTGTTCCGATCGAGGATGTCGTGAAGTACGGCGCAGCGATCGCAGTGCAGAAATCTGACGCGGCTTTCCTGCATTCTCTGCAGACGAAGGTCATGAACAGATTTTACACATTCCTCAATACCGGAAGACTCACCGGCACAGAAACCACATGGCAGATGGCACTGGCTATGGCGAAGGGCAAGGTGCTGGACAAGTTCCAGAGGATGCAGAGAGATGTAACTGAGGTGGTCGGATTCGCCAATATTCTCGACGCTTACAAGTATGTCGGAGAGGCCAACATCACCGTTCAGACGGCCTTCGGCATCAGCTATGTTGAGAATTTCCTTGGATACAGGACGCTGTTCCTGCTGTCTGATCCGCAGATCGCAGAGGGCACAGTTATCGCCACTCCGGTTGAAAATATCGATCTGTATTACGTCGATCCGGGTGATTCCGAGTTCGCGCAGCTGGGCCTCAACTACGTCACAGACGGCGAAACAAACCTGATCGGGTTCCACGCTGAAGGCAACTATTCCACAGCTGTTGGCGAGTCCTTCGCGCTGATGGGTATGGCACTGTGGGCTGAGTACCTGGACGGTATTGCAAAGATTACTGTCAGCGCCGGCACTGGCACCGGCGGCACTGGCAACAGCTAATAAGGAGTGAAACATGATCGGCGAACTGTTACACGAAATAAGGAACTACTTCGATAAGTCGAGGCACTTCGGCACGTTCCGTATTGTGGACGGTTCGCCGATTTTCGATGGGATTCCAATTCAGACGGGGCAGTATTTCCGCATCTGTGGCTCGGTGTTCAATGACGGTGTTTACATGTATCCATGTGAAGATCTTAGAGATGAGGAATGGACGGGTGCCATATGGCTCCTTGCCATCCCACAGGAGATCATTGAACTGAGCGAAGAGATCGACAAATGGAAAGAACAGTACGGTGCCGCAGGCCCGTATACGTCTGAATCGTTTGCTGGGTATTCGTACACGAAAGCAACTGCCAAAAACGGTGGGAAGTATACCTGGAAAGATGAATTTGCAGACCAGTTGAAGAGATGGAGGAAGATATGCCCGTATTAGGATCACTGCTGGATCAGGCCATGGAGGACTGTCACATTATGGATAAGACAACCCAGCCGGACGGCTACGGCGGAGTGGTGACAACATATGTGGCCGGGGCCGAGATCAAAGCGGCATTTGCTTTCGATATGTCCACCCAGGGGAGAATCGCGAATGTTCAGGGCGCGACGGATACATGCACGGTGACAACGCGCAAGTCCGTTGTTCTGCAGGCTGGTGACGTCATCAGGCGCGATAAGGACGGAATGACATTTATGATCACCACAAACGGGAACGACTACATGACGCCCGAGAGTGCGGACCTTAATTCACGCGCTGTCAAGGCGAAGGTGTGGAAACCCGTGAAGGGAGGATCAGATGGATAACTGGCAGGCACTGCAGTCTTTTTGGGGGTCCTTCGAGTGGCCCGCATATGATGAGCAGACCACATTCCCGGAAGGATACATGCCGGCATTCCCACATATCACATATGAATCAGGAGACGGAGATTTCGGAAGGATCACATATCTTGTCGCGCATCTGTGGGACAAGGATTCTGACCCGTATTCCGTCAACTGGGCCGGCATCAAGCAAAAGGCTTCTGAGATCAAGGACTATATCGGCCAGGGCGGAATCAAGATCAATACAGACGGTGGACAGCTATGGATCAAAATCCCGGATTCGATGTCGTTTGCGATGCCGATCGGCGCTGACCCCGACGATCCCACAATCAAGCGGATACTGCTCAATGTAGAAGTGGAATTCTTATCAGTTTAAGAGGAGAAATAAAAATGGGCATGAAATACACAAAGGTTGCCTCTGATGCGTTCGAAAAATTAACGCTTAACGCAGGCATCA